CTACGTTTCTCTCGTGCATCAAGCGTCCACACTTGCGGTGAATCGGGCAGTCCACGTGTTGCGGCATGTCTTAATACATTACCCACATGATCTATTATAATACCACTCTCTTTCCCTGGGAGCAACCTTAGTCCTCTTCCGAATTGTTGTATAAATAAACCATAACTTGCAGTCGGTCTCGCAAAACTGCATACCTCAATGGCCGGAAGGTCAAATCCTTCCCCGAAAATATCAACATTTACAAGTTCTTTTAGGTCACCTTTTGCAAGACGTGCGATAGCCTCTTGTCTAATTTTATAAGGGGTTTTAGCATGCACGAGTTCTGTAGGTACACCTGCGGCATTAAAATTAGCAGTCATATCCTTACCTGTTTCAATATCTGGCACAAAAGTGACACCTATTTTCCCAGGGGCTATTCTAAGGTAATGCTTTGCAACATCCCCAATTATTTGGGATTTACGTACAGAAGCAACTAATTTAGGTTTACTAAAATCCCCTGTACGGGTAACCGGAACATCCGATAGGTCTATAAAAGTTTTTGGGGCAAATATCCGGTAGTCGGTAAGATACCCCTGGTTTATAAGATCACGCATCCCAGGCCCCTCAACAATAGTATCATACACACCATCTGCGTGTCGACCGAGACCTCTCCCATCAGCCCGTAACGGCGTGGCAGTAACACCAAGACCCCTACAGGACGGTGGGAATAGTTTTGTAGTTTTACCCCATACGTTATCCTTACATACATGATGCCCCTCGTCTGTAACCCATAGTTGTGTTTGGTTAATTGCATTACTAAGGGTACTGGCGTGATTCTGAAGGGTCAATACTCCTGCAAGATTGTCCTTTGCCTGCGGATTATAAAAGTGCCGACCGAATTTTTTTAAGTGCATCCTGACGGCCCATTTAATAATTTTTTTAGGGGCATGTATAGCGTGTACTACACCAAATTTAGCCAGCGCCATGGATATTTGAAAGATAAGTTCCTGACGATGAGCAATGGTGAACGTAACCCCAGTTTCCTTAGAAATTTTATTTCCAAATATTACCGTTTTGCCTGCCGCACAGGGGAGCACTGCAAGTACATTCTTGTTACCCTCTCGCCACTCATGGCTAATGCGATCGGCTACATCATTTTGGTAAGGACGGAGTATCATTTATAGACACCTTACATTTGCTGAGATATTAATTATCTTCATTATGGTTTAATAATCTACATAAGCTTTTATAGCCTTTTTTAATTCTGGCCATACTTTTTTAACCCCATATCCCAAAAGGATTAAAAATCCAAAAAGTTCTGCAAAATCTAAAAGTTTATATACAACAATACCCCATAGTGCAGTTGTACCAAATTGATTTAATATAGCGCTTAATTCTGTCATTTTAACGTTTCCTTTATTTATATAGTTAATTTTTCTGCCTTACATCGCTTTAATATAGCCGAAGTATCATATCTTATCGATTTCCACTTGCAATTTGTTAAATAAATTCCTAATTTGTGGGTGCGCTGCCTTACTACGCCTAAGCTTAAGCATGTACAATAACTGTCTAAAATTACAGGTCATTAACCCTCGTACTGCAAGACTGTTCGGCAGGACTGTTCGTGCCTCTTCAGGTTTCACCCCAAAGTTTAACATCGAATGGTACATACGCTCTATTTGCAACATACCTACCTCCCAGTTTTCCATTTCCAATGACCCATTTTTCCAAAAAACAGGTCTACAAAAAGTTACGTCTGTTTTCTGGGCAACATAACGAGTACTTTGGACAGAAAAGGAACAAAGCCGATGTCTTGTAAGTTCAAGCAGCGCCCCCCGATCCGTCAGAAATTTAACCGAAAAGGACACATGCTCAAGAGGGGATAAATGCCCCCGTTCAATAAGTCTTAAAACGAATTGTTGGGATGACATATCCTTTTTTCTTTCTGATTGATAGCAACCCCTGGCTGCGTCTTCTATTGCCCCAAAGGGATCCGCTTGTGAAACATTTGTGATTTTGACCATCTGATCTACTATTTTCATTATTTTTCCTTTATTAAAAGCTGTGTATATACGACTATCTTTTCAATATCCCTAATATAACAACCTGGTTTATGCCCGGCTCTACAGGCATACTTTATGATATTACCTAACAAATAGTTCTTAAAGCCCTCTTTTGATAATTTTGCTCTAATAATATCTATAACCTCTATCCCCCCGATATCATAGTAGCTTGCCTTTTTATCTACACTCATTACTCCCCCTTTATTAATTCTTTTAATCTTTCAAGTTTTAATGCTTTGATATTGTCGACTTTGGTACTATCGAAAATTACCCTCATTTGGCTGCACATTATCTCAACGTCCGCAATTTCTCCGCATATTTTTGTTACGCTACTACGCTTTCGACGGGCATGCTGTAACTCCACTATTAGTTCAGCACACTCTTCTATCGCCATATCAATCTGTGAATCAATACCCCATTTTTTAGTTGCCTGTTCATATATACTCATTTCCTATACCTCTTGCCCCTCCATCCACCAGCGGCTTTAATCGGCCAGTCGGCGAACCAAGGTTCCTTTATCATCATTAACTGCTCGAATTCCTCAACACTTCCAAATCCTTCAGGTACTTCTGCCACAGGTTCATCATGTACATGGAGTACAATAGGATACCCTGCGGCATCCAGTCGTAACATAGCCACAGCTAATATGTCCCTAGCTACCGCTTGGCAGATATTTTCGACAAGTCGCCCACCATATGTGTTCATTTCGACCCAGCCAACTTGTCCTCTCGAACTATCAGAGTTCCACCCCATAAAACTTATTTGCCATACTTCTAATTTACGAGGGTCCAGTGCTTTTGTTAAACGAGGCGTATGATATGACAATTTTCTACCTGACGGTAACAAACAATACAAAACGTCTCTTTCTGTATTATGCCCATATGTTACATTCCGATATTTAAAACATTGTCCCGGATATAATAATGCAGATACCGCAGCGCCCTCCACTCCGTATAAATCAGGAGTAAATTTCCAGACACCAGGTTCTTTCCGCCATTGGCCACCCCACATTTCTACAATAGCCGGAGAAGCCTCTCGCCAAGCAAGTATCGCCGTTTTAATTTCATTGTCGGCCATAAATTTATCGGCGCCGAAAACTTTCCATGCGTTAATCCACCCTGAATATCCACTCGCAAGTTCCGCCACTTTACCCATCTTACGTAACGGATGATGCTTTCCGTTCTGTTCTTTATAATCAAGTATTTCCTGTAAAGAAATTCCTGATACCTGAGAAGCTGATGTTTCGTATATTTTACCATGCGTCCTAAAGACCTCCAACCGCCATTCCTCACCTGCCATAGCTGCCAAAACCACAGCTTCAATAGCCGAGTAGTCAGAGCATATAAGATCGTGACCAGGTGCAGCGATAAATAGCCCTCGCATACAAGACGCAATAATATCAACTGCATTTCCCCATTGTTGCTCAACCGCCGCAAGACTGCCGATGGATATAGTCTTAAGAGCTGCTACAGTAGGTTTGTTGCCCCACTCTATCTCATCAATAGGGGCCAGGCAATAACCGGGAGTAGCCGCAATTGTACCACACACAGTACATTTAAAACAATTAGGTCCTGAGTTCTTAAGGTTTTGTGGTTGCGGACCACGCCCCGCCCATCGGCCTGTATGCCCGGCGCCGCAATACACGAACAAATCTCGTATCCTACCATCTTTACTTAAAGTACGCTCCATGGCGAATAGTTTTTTTACACTTGCGCTACCGATAATCTGACGTATCTCAAGAAGTCTACGACAATCCTCAAGCCCCGCCCAATCCTGATGCTCCAATGCTTCAGTTATTGACGGTTTATCCAAACTTGGCATATCAAGCCCCCGACTGATCAGCCATTTATCCCCAGCAGATCGTTTAGTTATCTCACCAACTGTCTGAACGGCGCCCCCGGTAATTTCTTGTAGTTCTTTTGTGTATTTAACTTCTGCTTGCCGGAATATTTTAATACAATTTTTTACCCCGGTAACATCCACAGCTACCCCCCTAAAATTAATACGCTGATCTAATTGCCATACTTTTAATTCTAAAGGATCTAAATCGGGTATCATGGTGCTTATGGCCTGCTCAGCTTTAACATCCTGCATATTATACATATACATTTCCCGATATAAATCCGAGTATTTTTCTATAGACCGGTACAAATCTGAACATTTTTTTGTTGGTTTTTTGGGGATAGAAAGTAACTGAATGAGACGAGTACCCCTTTTGTCCTTAATCTCCTTTGGATTAAGTACCTCACCAAGGTTACCCAGTGATCCCGGAAGCCCCGATTGTCTGGCCTTAGCCGCACTACATCGCAATTGGCTAAGGTGTAACATCGGCCAGCCCATACGCTTATGACAAATGTAATACCAGATATAGAATTCAAAGAGGGCATTATGCGCCTCGATCAACCCGCCATTTACTATGTGCTTAAATAGATCAGTAGGGTTTTGGCATCCTGGAACCCACAATTTGTCTTCATACGCCAAGGATATCACTCTAGCAGAAGGGTGTTCTGCGTAAACGGCCGCATTAACACCCTTAATACCTGGCTTTCCCTTTTGTAACGGTTTAAACTGCCCGGAGACAGGATCAAAATAATATCCCGCCTCCGAATAGGTTTCAAAGTCAATAGTTATCATATTGCTGTACACCCTTATATTATAACGTTGGGGTTAACATTATTACTTTAGGGCGCCGAAGGAACGGGGTCTATATATCCTTCCGCTATCATCTGCTCTTTCGTCCACCCCCGATCGATAAACTGTTGAAATGACGCACCCCCAGCTTTAGCGGTCATTATCGGCGGACTAAGAAAATCAGGCGCAGGTGTAACTGGACCTGCTACCACTGGTGTAATTGGGCCTACTGCCGCAGGTGTAACTGGGCCTGCTACCACTGGTGTAACTGGGCCTGCTACCACTGGTGTAATCGGTGGGCCCCCAGCTATAGGTGTAGCGCTCGCTGCCGTAGGTAGC